GGAAAGTGCATATCAGCGATCGATGCAAAACGTTGCCCTGCTTGAACTACTGTGCCCATAAGTTGTAGTAGTGTTTGGTTTGGTCCTTTGAAAGGCAACATCATAAATGCTGCATTTAAATCTCCACCAGGTGCATCAACATCACGGAACTCGCCCGGCTGCAACGGTTGAGCTTCGTCACGAACTCTGATGCCTCTTTGTTTGAATCCGGCTGGGAGATTAGCCAAGGTGCCCGCATCAAGAAGTTGTCTCAATGCAGTTGTGGCAGTTCTAGATAAACCACCAATCATGTGTATTAGGCCGAATCCATAAAAGCCTAGTCCTGGTAAAAATTTAAAATGTACAAAATAATCTTTTCTTCTTCTTGCTGGATCTTGTGCACCGTAGTTTCTACGAATAGCTAATACCTCACCCGATCCTTCAACAAGTGTTACGATGTATGGAAGTTTTATACCTGTTGGTTCACCCTCTTCATCCATGTCCTCGTAACCAGGCAGGTCTAAATCCACGTGACACTCTATCAGTGTGTACACCTCGTCTGTGTTATTGACACTTGCGCCGTCGAGCTCGGCTTTTTTATCTTCAACGTCATCCGCTTCGTAAGAAGAGCTGCCAAGATCAATGTCTCTATAAAACTGACTGATCTGTTGTTTGCGTAAATCATTAGCGGACATTTTTATTATGTGCATGATGGAGTCTGCATCTTCTAATGATGTTGCACTGTATGGCACAACTAGATCTTCTGCAGGCACAAACTTAGACACACAACGCATCAACGTTTGGTCGTAGTAAACTTTTTTAAATGTTGACCCTGCAAGTGGTAAATCAAATAACATTTGATCAAACTCTGGTTCATACTCTTTCATTTCAGTCATGATTTGATAATTCATAAATTCTTTGACACGTTCTGCTTGTGCCTCTTTCATCTCGTCAGTTAGCCCTACGATCTGTGTTCTAACTGGTCCACCTGCTGGTAGTAATTCTTTATAAGCTGATGCCTGAAACTGTGTGACAGCTTCTGCTAACACTGGATGTGTTGCACCTGATGCGCCTTGAAAAGGTTCTGTTCTGTTTTCATATTTAAAACCAAGAAGGTCAAGTCCTTTGATATACGCTTGCTCCCAATCGTCACGAGACGATTTGTATTCTGTAAAGTTAGATAATAACTCAGAGCTAATCTCACCCAATTCATTATCATCTATGTACTCTGCTAAGTTTGCCTCGTGGTTTTGTCCACCCTCACCAACTACAGCTTGTGGGTCAAAGTCTATTTCAACACCACCGTCTTCTGTTGGATTTATTTCTATTGGGCCTTTTGTTGACTCCTCTTGTTGTACCTCAACTTCTTTTTCGTTGCCCTCTACTTCTAAAGTTACTCTGTTGTGATCCGGGTCATTTGGTAAATTTTTGTCTATAGCCATTATGCATTCCTCTGTTTAAATAGTGATCCAACGCCACCGCCTTGTGACATGTTTATTAAATCATCATCTGGTTCAACGTTTGGATCTTTATAGTCGTCTTCAAATTTTTTCATCATGCGTTGTATTTTTTCTCTTGCTGTTAAATTAAATCCAGATAATTTTTCCCAAGATAACAACCCACCTCTTAAATCATCTGTTGGCACACCGATGTTTTCAAAGTCTTGTATTTCACCTTTGAAAAACTCACCCGCTTCAAATGTAGGTGGATCTTCTTTAAGTCCTTTTTTAGTAGCTGTTCTGGCACCAGGGTAATAATCCATTGAAACTTGTTGTCCATCATCCCCACGACCAAATATACCAACGGTGCCTGATTGTAAGTCTTCTTCTAAAAATATCTCACCACCTGATAAACTATCGTCTTTTAGTTTATATCTAACAGTGGTGTCGCCGCCTGATGTAAAATCTTTGTAATCAGGTTCTCTTGTAATTTTACCTTTTGATTTAATTTGATTAACAAGTAGTGGAAACCAGTCCGGCATCCCCGGTGCTTGTTTAATTACTTTTGCCGCTGGTACAACTGCCTCTGCTATTTGTTTGACACCTTTTGGCATAAACAAACTACCAATACCGGCTCCCAACAATCCCAAAAATCCACGACGACCAATCTTTGGCCCGCCACCATCTTGCAGACCGACACGACTAATTACTCCACCCTCTGCTTTTTTTGGTTTAGGATTAGGTTGAAACTTCATAAAAGGTATAACTTTTTCATCCTGCACCATTTGCATGATCTCATCAAAACTTTTGCCAAAGTTTTCCATGTCCATCATTAACTCTTCAGCTCTTGCTAAATCTCTTTGTCTTTGTTTGTTTGCATCAATAGCTCTGTCGACTGTGTCCTCAGTTACAATCATACCTTTTGGTTTTGCTATACCCACATCAGTTTTACCTAAATCTTTAAAAGTTGCTGGCATCTCTGTGAGTGATTCTATTATCTCTCTAGTTTCATCAGGCATAGGCGGAACATCTATGTCGTCCATGAGAGATGTTATGCCTGCCATTTGATCAGACGGTAACTCTGCATTTTCTAGAATATCAATCATTAGATCTTCTTCATTACCCATGAGTTTTTGAGATTCAATAAAGGCTCTTAAACGATCGTCGTCGTCATCCAACATTCTTTTTGGATCACCTGGTGGATAACCTTCGTTATATCTGTCAATTAAAACTCTTTTTGTTTCTTCTGGAGTTGCTCCTGTTTTTTTGGAAAGATCACCTATTAAATTATCTAATGGTGCGATTATCTCATCTGCTTTATCAAGTTGTCGTTCAATAGCTTTCAGCTCAGCTATTTGTTCGTCTATTTTTGCTGTGCCCGCTGTAACTTTATCGATAGATTCTTCTAGTGCTTTTATAATTTCGTCTTGTTTTTTGGGGGACATTTTATTCCCAACGCCCCTAGCTCTTGCAAAAAGGTCTGTGAGTAATTTAAGAAACGCGTTCATTAATAATATGTCCTTTGCTGGTGGGATACAGGCTCATCATCATAGTCCTCTGGATGCTCCACAAAACCACCTTGTCTAAATCTCATTACGGCTTGAGTCATGCTATCCACTAAGTCATCGTGTTCACCTAGTGGGAATGCAGCGCATTCCTCAATAACCTCTTCAGCAAACTTACGGTCTGGATACCAGACCATGCCCGCCTCGAATATTGGCGCAACAGCGTTCACTCTAGTATGTTTATCATTTCCACGACTAGGTGTAAAGTTAATAACCGGTATGCCCATTTGCCTAAGTTCGTATGTAAGCGGGAGCCCCGATGCTTTGGCCTCGACTATGACGGTTTCTGGTGACCAGTAGTCGTATTGTTCTTTGGCAACACGTCGTAGTTCTGGGAACTCGAAACGGTCTTTTACAACGTCAAGAAGTATAATATTAGCCTCACCCTCTTCGTTTGGATAGAATATGCCCCAAGTTGTGATTGCAGAATAATCCGATGTTTCTTTCTTCATGAACGCCGTATCGTAGGATTGTATGACATGTGCAAGAGGTGGTAGTGTATCTTTTGGCCACTGTTTCCACCACTCACGTTTTATTATACTGCCCTCTTCTGCTGTTGGGTTTTGTTGGTATTGCGCGTTCCATTTACCGATTGCAACAGATGCTTTTACTGATTCTAACTCTTCCAACTTCCAATACTCTGGCCACACTGGTTCGCCTGATGGCAAGATAGCAGGAAACTCGATTACTTCCCATTGATCTGCTTTTGGCTCTTTTTGTGCACGCTGTAGTTTGCCGGTCAAGTCAGCCACGTTCCATCGTGTCATAACCAAAATAATTCTACCACCTGGTTGAAGCCTTTGCCGCGGTCCACTCGTATACCATTCGTAAACACGATCAAACGATGCCATATTCATGGCGTCTTGTTCTGAGTGCGGGTCGTCTATAATCAAGAGGTCTGCACCACGACCAGTGATTGATCCACCAACACCGGCTGCATAATATTCGCCGCCTTGATCTGTCTCCCACTTACCTGCAGCTTTAGAATCCTCTCTGAGTCTTGTGTTAAATATTTCTTTGTATTCTTCAGAGTCCATGAGTGTTTTTGCTTTTCTACCGAAACGAACAGCGAGCTCCGCGTTGTGTGTAGCTTGGATAATTTTTAAATCAGGTTGTTTACCGATCATCCATGCAGGTAGGAAGTTGGACGCAAACTCACTCTTCGTGTGTCGTGGAGCCATGTTGATAATTAATCTTTTTATTTCACCTGATTGCACTTTGTTAAATTTTTCTGCCATAATTTTATGATGTTCACCCTCAATAAAATTTGGCCATAAATGTTTTACAAAAGATAGAAAGTCATCTCTTACTGCTTGTTGTTTCTTTTTTTCTTCCAACAACAACACAGTTTGCATGTATTCTTTTTTAGTGTCCGGTGGTAAATTTTCTATTTGTTCTGGAGTTAGCATTTGAAAAAAAATTTGCAAAAAATTTTTGTGTCTCTGTTTTTATGTGAAAACGATTTTATAGCTAATGAATATCGAAATCAAGCATATATGTGTCATACTGTGGGACCCCTTTGTGTGGTTTCCGGGTGGGTGGGCCCAAAAGCAACAAGCTTGGAAAATCGTTTGGGACCCCTCGGCAGTTTAGAATGGTTCTAAGGTGGGAGGCATTGGGGGTTTTACAGATATGACTACCATACCCCCAACACTCTAATTCACTAGAGAGAAGCCACCTGTTGCTACAACTGCAACTGTCGGCTCTTTATCGTCTAGCTTTATGTTGTTCATAGCTTGTGAGAGTCTTGTCTTGGTCTGTTCACTAACTATGGACAATTCTTTGCCTATGTCAGAGTTCTCGAAGTTTACACACTCTCTAACATTAGTCCAATACTGTTCTATATCGCCAATAAACTTAGCTTGGTCAATGATAGAGTTCATATCAGTTATGAGAGTATTTTTTTCTTTCCATAACTCTCGGTGTGCATTGGTTAGCATTGATTTAGCTTTCTCAAACACCATAAGGTGTTCCCAATCAGCTTCACTTGTCATCATCATACAACGACTATGACAACTACCTGCAACTACGAGTTTGCGAAACTTACCGAAATCGCTATCAGACATACTTGGATTATGTTCAGTCCAACCATAGTTCCTATCTTCAGTAAACAAAGCATAGTCCTCGTAAGTTCCATTTGCTTTTGCAACACTACCAAAGTCAGCACTTAAATCACTTCGCAATTTATGGAAGTGTGGGTTTTCTGCTTTTTGTGTTTGCTCGTACTCAATTTTGATAGTCGCTTGGTGTCCTTTGGCTTGGAGTTCTTTGTGATACAAAGCCAAGTATTCGTCTGTGTCCATTGTAAACTTGAAGTGTTGTTCACTTACATCAGCGAATTGTGGTTTGAAGTAGAAGCAACTATCTGTTGTAGTAAACCTGTCATAACTTCTACCACTATCATACTTTTTAAGTATCTTCATATCTGCCATTGGATAATGGTGTTCCACTTGCGGTGTAATCACATTGTCCCAAACATCATTACGGACACTTCTAAAGTTTTCCTGTGCCAATCGTAAATCTTCTTCGACTTGCATTGGCATATTGTTGTAAACAGTATGCAACCACTCTTTTTTGAGTAGTCGTCTTTTCTGTTCGTTTAGTCTTATTTTTTCCATAATTAATCCTTTCTGTTATGGTTTTCTTCTTGTATCACATTTTGTGAGATGTTGTCAACTAATTCTGCGAAAGCTTCTTTATTTCTTTGTAGCCAATCATTCATACAACTGAGGCTATGGAACCGCTGGTATTCTAGCTTGTCCGCGTCGCTGGTCCCCCAATGAAATTGGGGGTAGCCATAGTAAGACTTTGGATAATACTTCTTTCCGCAGTTCTTGCAGTATCTTGCGGTACTCATTGCACCGCCTCGCTAGTTGGGAACTTTGCCATTCGCCCTGTGATATTAAATATATCTGTGAAAGTTCTGTAGCCAACAATTGTTTGTTCTTCGTTGTCCATCGCAACGCAAGTTACTGCTATCTTGCCATTTTTGGTTTCCCAAATTTTAGACTTGTCGTCCCAATAACATCTTCTGTATTCTATTTGATCTCGCTTTTTGCAAAAGTGGCAAATATAAAAGTGATCTGCCTCTTTTAATGCTTGAATGACTTGAGGGTCATTAATCATTTCGCTTATATCTTTTTCTAACATAGTCATATCCTTTCTTTGATTTAAAAAAGTTTCTCATATTCTATTGACATTGTCAACTATAATCCCATATAAATAATTGCATGCGATTGTCTGGTTTTAAAAACGCCGAGGGAGCCGCTGGTAACAGCGCACTTTGCGAACCAGACGCTGGCCCGAAGTTTGCTTACCCTGATCAGGGCTTCGGGCCAAGCGGCAAGCGGCAAGCAACAAGCGCAAAAAAGTATTTGACAAAGATTATAAATCGTGGGACCATCCCATATAATCTAAAGAAAGGAATAATTATGGATTATTTAGCATTAAAAATACCTGCTGATATAAAGCAGCCAATCACTGCACACACTGTGAAGGACCAGCCCGAGCCTGAAGACGGCGGCTGTTATCCATTCAGCGGTGAAAACGGTGCATACAAACTTTGTAACACTGATATCCTGCAGATCGTGCCCGCAGCGTATACGGACGTTAAGCGCGGCCATCACCTGGAGGGGGACCTGTACTGTGATGAAGAAGGACTGATGAAGAGCAGCCCGCACAACTGGCGTGCTTCACAAATGCGCTATTGGCACATGAAGCCCCAGGAGGACCAGCTCACAGCTGACTGGCGTGACTGGTGTCACATTGTTGGTGATGCTGCCTTTGTGGTCCCTGCGACTAAAGAGAACCTGGCGATGATGGAGGACATCCTTGACTCGTAAGCGTAACTGCTACGGACCAGCCCCGGAGATCCGGGGCCGCGTCCACAGCTACTGGCTGCAGCAGAAAAGAATTCGAGACTCCAGGCGCAGGCGGCAAGCTACAAGCAGCAAGCGCCAAGCTACAAGCAACAAGCCGCTTGACTTATGGACCCCAGTAGGCTAATATGGGATTTTATTAGAAAGGATTATATCATGAATGCGGAAGAAAGAAAGAAAATTACAGGCGGCCTAAGCAAGCCCAGCAAGATGCCGGGCTACGCGTACAACCTTCCTGCAATACATTGCAAGACTGGCAGCAAGCTGGCGCAGGTACCGGGCACCACGTGCCACGGCTGTTACGCACTGAAGGGCCGCTACCGGTTCCCAAACGTCATGGACGCCATGATGCGCAGGCTTGCCAGCATAAGCCGGCCCGACTGGGCGCGGACCATGGCTGCAGACATAAACGCGCGCCGGTCTCGCTGGTTCCGCTGGCATGACTCCGGGGACATACAATCAGTTAAACATCTATTAAAAATATTCCACGTATGCAGGCTTACGCCTGACGTGGCGCACTGGCTGCCCACACGGGAGGCCGGGCTCCTTTCTAAGATCCCGCAGGACCGGGTGCCAAGTAACTTAACGATAAGGTTAAGCGCGACGAAGGTCGATGGACCAGCGCCGGGATCCTGGCCGTTAACGTCGACGGTGGTTACAACTGGCCGAAGCTGCCCAGCTCCGGACCAGGGGAACGCGTGCCGCGATTGCCGGGCCTGTTGGGATCGTAATATTAAAAACGTAGCATATGGAAAGCACTAGACGCCGGGCGCTGCTGTACGTGGTGGGCCGGTTCATGGCCGTGCGCATCGATTATTGTGGCAAGCGGCAAGCCGCAAGGTCCAAGCGTCAAGCTTCAAGCAACAAGCTTTCCAGCTGATCCCAAGCCTCAAGCCCCAAGCGACAAGCTTCAAGCGGCAAGCCACAAGCTGCAAGCTCCTGGACCGCGGCGCCTGGATAAAGTATCGGGCAGCTCTGACCGTGGGGCTGGACTAAGATGAACGTGTTTGTAGGATGCTTGATATGGAAGGCAATTTGGTGTGGTGAGAATGATACTTTTTTACTTTTTGTTACTTTCAGC